CCACTAGAGTTGTAATAGTTTGTGCAACTTCTGACATATTATCAAAAGTAATTTGATTATGCGCTCGGCCTAAAGTGGGTATAAAAATCTGATCTATCATATCGCATTATCCATTTTTTTCTTAAATTCGTGATAGTATTCGTCCTCTGATAACAGCACTTGAGAATATCTAGCACGATACTCATATAATCTATATTCAAAGTTATCTTTATCTCTTAGTTCTAATATCTTCTCATATAGTTCATCAAACTCTTGTACTCTCTGCCATTCAGTTATATTATACTTACCAAGTATATCATAGTCTCTCCACACAAATGGTATCATACCTATAGATAAGGCCTCTGGATATCTTGATGTTGTTGCATATGGGTCTATCCAATTAAAACATAATGTACTTCTTGCTGGTTCTAGTAGTGGATATAGTTGTTTCCAATCCTTTATCCATGAAGCCTGTCGTTTTACTCCACTAGGAAATCCCCCTACCATTACAGTAGACAAGTCTGAGCGATATATTTTTCTTATTGTCTTTTCTCTATCGTTACCATGTTTCATACGACCCCAATAGGCAAAATCTGTTGTCTTTTCCAAATCAAACATATCTGCAATTGGATTCTTTAAAGTCTGAATAAAGTGATATTTCATACCGTGGATATTTCCACTAAAATCTATTTCATCTATTGTAGTAAACTTTTTAATATTAGGTAAATAACTACGATATAATTCCTCTGTATCCCCTCTGTCACTTCTAAACATGATTACAGTTTTATCTTTAAAAAAAGGTATTATTGTATCCATATGACTTTGTGATTTTGCAAGGTCTTTAGGATTCATCTGCAACTCACCATGATACCTAAACTCTGAATCACTAGGTATGACAATTACATCTGCCCACTCTATATTCTCTGGCGTTCTTTTAGGTCTACTTTTATCAAATGATACATTATATGTTCTATATTCATGTTGTGGATTTGCTTTCATCCACTTGACATAGTTCTCAAAGAAACTATCTAGGACAGTTTCTAATGGCCCATTATATTTGACGTTACTTCTTAATCGTGCTATACATATTTTCATAACAATTTCTCCGAAAGATCATCTATCAATACTAATTCAAAAGTAATACCTTGTAATGCAACTTGTTTTTTAAGTTTTTTACACCTTTCAATTAAAGCGTAAATATGTTTTTTACCTCTTGAACTTATTTGTCCATTATAATCATACACTAACCACATCTCATCACCATAACAACTAGACACTAGATTCATAAAAACATGAGATAATTTATCAAAATGCGATTCAACATTCCCTAATTGTTTACACTCAACATGAATTTTTCTATCAGGCATAACTATTTCAAAGTCTCCTCTTCTATCTAAACCAAAGTGACATTTGAATTTTGGTTGTTTATTAATAATACGCCCATTTCCTACTATTTTAGAATAAACAATCTCTTCAAACATTTGTCCAGATTTAGCAGCTGATTTACCAGCAACTGGTCTTAAATCTGTTATGAATTGTTCTCCAAATAAATTATTTTGAATATCAAGATCTTTTTTAAATCTATCATTAACTTCTTCTGCTTTCATAAACAATTATCACGGCCTCCTACCTTATTATATCAATCTTATCCATAGTGTCTTGATTCCAGACCTCTAGTTCTCTACGAACTTTGTCCTCTCTAATCATTTTAATGTATCTTTTAGTAGAAAGTTTTTTCCACCATTTAATTATATTATCAAGTTCAAATCTATCATAGTTTTCGGCTTTTGTCAAGGTATTTGTTTCTCCTAGTAAAACTTCTCTAGCATTCTCATACCCATATGTTGACATGTAAAATCTTTTTTGTGTAGTTACTTCCCCTGCTTTATTCATTGCATCTGTAAATAGTTGATATGCTTTTGTATCATATTCTTTTAATGATGACTTAATTGTTCCTACCATCTTGGTCTGCATTTTTAGTTTTCTACTTGATGCACCTTTATGTATTAGGTCTTCACCACCGTTTCTTTCGGTAAACCAATCTCTCATTTCCATATAGATATCTTCTCCAAGTGTCAATAGAAACTTAGATTGTGTATCGCCTTTATATCTCAAATATGGTCGCATACCATCATACATAGATGCACCTTTAAGATTACCATAGAGAGATGTAGTTTCAAATAGACAAAACTCTGTATCATACTTCTTGTTTAACATACGTCTAGTTGCATGAGAACAACAAATGGCTGCAAGTAATTTACCACCAAGATAGTTATATCCAAATGGTTGTGCAGGCACAATATTAAATCCCATAATAGCACGTTTGTTAAAAATATCTAAATCTGGAACACCCCCAAGGAAATCATTTCTAGGTTTAGAATTAATTAGTGGACTACCATAACGAATAAACCCTACAATAGTATTTGTAGTTGTTTCTTTCACTACAAGTTTCAGTGTCTTGCCTGGGTTCTCATCTGGTGAGAATGATGCAGTTTTTTCTAATAAAGTATCAAACACCTTCATAGGTATTTCTACAACTTGAAAATTCATGTCCTCTGGATGCATATCAAAGTCTTGAAACAAATCATCTTCAATAGACATGCCAGGCAATGGTGATGGAATATCTTTAACTCGTTCTATCTTTCTTGCACGAAAATAATCATCAATACGATTAAAATCCTTAAAGTATTGCATTAATTTTGTAGCAGCATATATTGAATCTTGTTTATTTAATATCATAGAAAATCCATTAAGTTACCTTGTTGGCCATATGTTCTATCCACCGTCCATTTAAGTTTGGATACAATAAAGTTTAGTGGTTCAACAAATGACTTTTCAAATTGTTGTTCATAGTCAATCATACTTTGCAATTCAAACTCTTTAGGCATCTTTGTAATAAATGAAATAGAACTTGATTGGTGAGCATTTGGTATTCTTAAATGTAAGAATTTAATTTTATCCCCCTCTTGAATATAAGGATATTTGTTTACTAGTTTCTTTTGTTTGAGAAGATGATTATACAGAATTGCACCTTTACAATGAATGGGCGCTCCTTTGGCAAACAGTGAACTAGGATCACTCCATTTTGTCAAACCGTTTACACTTCTGGGATAAGCGATATCTTCTGGTGGCATATTCATAAACTCTTCTCTAAAGTCTTGTATAAACTTATTTAGCATTTTTTCATCACCACTCATGATGATTTTCAACCCTTCTTTAATTTTGTTTCTACAAGGTTCAGGCGTAGAAGATTTAACTGCTTCAATGCCCATAATCTTTAGTTTTGGTTCTTGATAACGAACCCCCTCATTATCCCACACATTAAGAATATATCTTTTCTTTGCTGTCCAGATACCCTTATCTGCAATAACCTCTCTAGACATCTCCATCTTTTGTTGATATGCTTTCGTATAAGTAGCGAGTTCTTGATAACATTTACTAATATATGGTTCTATCTTATCTTTTGCAATTGTATTAAGAAAATCAATTGGACTAGATGGATTAAACTTGTCTACCAACGAACCAAATGTCACATAGATAGAATCTGTATCAGAGGCAACTACATAATCTTGATTATCAGTTTTCATCAAATCATTCATATAGTCGTTAATCTTATTTTCAATCCAACGAATAGATAATTGTCCAGAGGTTGTAACTGCCTCTGCCATCGCAAGAGAATAATATCTAAAGTATTGATTACCGATTGCACCATAAGCACTGTTTAGTGCAATCTTTCTTGCCATCTGAATATTATCATACTTAGAAATCTTTTTAAGTAGTTTTGGTTCTTTAGTATTTTCGTATTCTTGTTTTGCCTGTAACATCTTCTTCTTGAACACAACACGATCATTATACATATCTTCCATCAACTCTGGAAGAAAACCTTTTATGTTTGTTTTGAACAATGCACCATTAGGTGTCATAGTAGTATTTTTAAATATAGATGTATCAACTTCTTTGTTTAGAAGTTTATCTACTTTCATACCTTTTACTGTATCCAGAGATTTTAGGGTTTCTGGGGATATGTTATATTGCATCATTAGGTGTGGATACAATGAGTTCAAGTCAAAAGACATAACCCATTTGTGTTCACCAACTATAGGATCTTTGACATATGCACCCTCAAACTTTTCTGCCTTTTCTGAATGTCGTTTCTGTGGAATCACAATGTTCTTTTTCTTTAGATAATTGTAGATTAGAACATCCCAATATTTAACCGAACCAAGAACATCCATGTAATTAACTTTGGCTTCATATGCCATAGTCAAACACAATTCAATAAGTCGCATCTTATCTTCAATACGATCAACTAGTTCCACATCAAGAATGTTATAGTCAATAAAAGATTGAAAGTCCTTTGTATACCACTCGCTGAATGTTTCATATGGATTTGTATCTTTCTTCTGCCCAAGTTCTACATATGCAATATGTGTAAGTGCATATGACTCTTGACTTGTATATGTAAACTTGTGATACAAGTCCAAGTAATCTAAATGAGCAATACCCCTAATATCATAGAGTTGGTGTTTTCTACCACTATTATAAACTTCTTTATCTTGAACCATACGCCATGGTGATAATCGTTTTAGTTCATCTTCGCCAAATAATTGTTTCATACGATTACATAAGTAAGGTATATCAAAAAATTCTGTATTCCATCCAGTTATGATATCTGGTGGACTTTTTTCCCAAAAGATAAGAAACTCTTTAAGTAGATGTATTTCACTTTCACATTCAATATAAGTTACATCATCACGATCATTGGTATATTTACCAACACCCCAAACGATAATCTGTTTATTTGAATGGTTCTTTACAGTAATAGAAAGAAATGGTTCTGCCGCTTCTTGTGGATTAGGAAAACCATTCTCACATTTAACCTCTATATCAATTGTGTATATTAAGATGTGATCCAAATCCCAATTTACAGCATTTGGATATTGTTCTGCAAGATATGTATATGGAAATTGATTTAATCCTAATACTAAATCTTTTTGATTTTCATATTGTTTTGCCCACTCCTTTGCATCTTTGATATTATCAAATTTGATTGGAGCTGCATTACCACCAGTAAGAGTCTTGAAACCACTTACCTTTTCACAAGGTGTATACAAAGTTGGTTGATATTTAACTTTACGAACTTGCCTTTGACCGTTTACAACTTCTCTAAGAAAAAGTTGGTTTCCCCATTGCAAAATGTTTGTATAAAAAGTATTCATCATCATGTTCCATTGTATAGTAAAATGTGGGCATTGTCAAGTCTTTTATTCAAATAAAGTTTCTTTTTGTTTTACGGTTGGAAAGTAGATATTGATCATTTCTAATCTATCATGTGCGGCAGATAGTTTATCTAGTTCTGCCATAACTGCTTCTGTAACATCTGAATGTTCTCCAATACCAGCAGGCATAGTTTGGTATACGGCGATATTTGCCTTATGTACTTCTATTTCACCTTCAGCCTGCTTCTTTGCAGCTAAAATAATTTGTTCGCCAACTTTCATTTTCATCTCCTATGATTTGATTTTTTTTGGTAACTCGTCCTCATCGTTACTATCCCCTCTTTCAATCCAATCCGATAGGACGAATCTTCTGTTTGGATTGACACTAACTTGAAACAAAGTCATAAGTCCTCTGTTAGCAAGAAAGTTACTTCTGGAATCTTTTGTTGTAAGTCCTACTGGGCAATCTATGTACTTTCTATTATTGAAAGTGATGTTGACATTAACGATTGGTCTTTCGTCTATTTTACCAACATGTTCTGGTTTAGACACACCTTGTAAGGCACTTGTAAATTTCTTTCCACCCTTTTCCCACCGTACAGTTCTACCAGAAACATCAATTTTATCTACTACAAACATTGATGCATGTGTTCCATTTCCAGTATCAAACTTTGCTCTTAGTGGGCCATATCCTTCTACTTCAATTCTTTCTACATATCCACTTTCTGTGGAAAATGAGTTTCTACGATTGTTTGAATCCATTACAAAGTCTAGTAACTTATCTACAATCTTAGATGGTTTTGCTTCTCCTATGTATGCATTATTATCTGACTCTGTATCAGTAGCATCATATAGTGCAAAGTTAGAACCAATACCAGCAGAACCATTACACTCTAGAATATATATTTTTTTACCAACAAGTGCATGATCCACTCCAACAACATATGCACCTACAGAACGGGCAGCTCTTAAAATTACATCTCTTTCATCATCTGATAATTCATGTGCTTCAGTTGTAGCGCCTCTATGTCTATTTGAACGAAAATCATCCTTTGGACGTATTCTTTTTGTTGATGCAAGTATCTTACCACCGACTACTATTGTTCTGATATCATAATCAAATTTTAAGTATTCTTGTATTAAAAGTTCTGCATTAAACTTCCAGAGTGATTGAATATTCGATACTAAACTTTCATAAGAATCTACAATAGAAACACCAATACCTTGTGTTCCAGTAATTGATTTAATAATCATAGGAAACTTTTCACCAACTCTTTCAAGTGCATCATCTAAAGATTTTTCATTTGATACAATTGATGTTTTTGGTGTAGGTATACTATTTCTTTCAAATGATAAAAACGCTGACATTTTATTATCACAAGTTAACATACCTTCTTTGTTGTTAATCATGAAAGAACCAGCTTTCTCAAAAGATGTCAAAAGGGCAATACCAATCTCATCTTCTAGAACACCAGCACGAACAAAACATACAGTTTTTCTAGTATTAAATTCTACTACTTTGTCATTACCATCTACATTAGATACAGTAAGAAGTCCAGTTTCTAAATCGTTTTTATTAATCCACGCTTGACGAACATTAATAATGTGACATTTAATTTTTCTTTTGTCACACGCTTTTTGAATTAAATTGCTTACCAGTTCTGGTTTTTTAGATTTAACTTTGGTTAGAATTGCAACTTCGATATCAGTATCAATTTTGGCCTCAGTAAAAAAATCGGCAAATTTTTCCATACACCATCTCCAAGGCTTTTAAATTTCTTTTGGTTCTTCTTTTTTCTTACCAATATTATATTTTGTCTCCAAAATCCATTCATTTTTTTCTTTGAATGAAATTATTTTAATCTGACTTAATGGTGCCACTGGTTCGATTTCACCCTTTACTGTTACAAGACCCCAATCACTTAATAGTTTGCCGATTGTGTTTCGTCTTGCGATATCATTCTCACTTAGATTAGTTTCTTTACCATCTAAAGCAAAAAGTTCTTTAAAGTGTACTAAGTAATACTTACCTTGTTTATGTAAAATATGACACGATTGATAGAGTTTTCTATCTTTTCTACTTGCAACTCCAATTCTAGATAATGTTTCTCTGACTTTGAGAAAATCGTCTGGTTCTTTCAAGACGATCTCTAGCATATCATCTTGTTTCCAATTCAGTTTAACCTCTTCCATTTTTTCCACCTTTTTTCAAACTATCTTTAATAGTCTTTATCTGTTCATCATTAAGTATACTTAGAGCGGATTTTGCCTTTTCATTACTATATCCATAATACTCTTTTACATACTCTAGATCTTTAAGTTTACTTGCTTTCAACCAAGGATTAAATCTTTTCCGTGGTCTAAGACTATTTAGTAAAAAGTCAAACTGCAACTTATTATCTAGATGATGTTGGCGGTTCATCTCATTAGTAAGATGAATGGTTTCTGGGTCTAATAAACACTTATTTACGACAAAGGCTGGATATTTCTTTTCCCAAGCCTCGTCTGGTGTGTCCATTAGTTTTTCTTTGGTATAGTTTATAGCATTTAAATACTCTTTTAATTCATACATGACTAATCCTTATAGCCATCTAATCTATCCTTATTATAGATTTGTCCACCCTTATCTAAAGTTTTAAATACTATAACCGTTCTTAGAGTATGACAGTTTCTAGATACAGGCATTGCTTGGTGGCGTGTTTTTGCTGGAAAACAAATCAATCTGTTACCTTTATATTCTGCAACTTCACCACCTACAATCGTTCCACCCATATCATCCTTACCCCAATCCATTCTAGGATAATATATTAAAGTATAATCACCATCATCTATATGTGAAAGTGGTTCTAATCCATGAGTATGAGCATTTAGATAAACTCTTTCCCATTGTAAATCTAGATTTATCTTTCTTATGGCAGATTGCCATATAGGCATAATCCAATCCATACCTCTATCTATAAGATTTTGTTCAGTATGACATGCTTGAATATGCCAGTGTTTACTAGGAGCACCACCCCTAGAAGGATAATCATATTTCCACGAAAGTTCTTGCACTTCTGAATCTATTAGTTCTGCAACATGTGGTTCAAGTAGATCATCTATTATCGTTAATTTATCATACCTCATTTGAATTTTACCACTCCCATAAGTTCTGTTAGACAAGCCAACAAGTTGATTTCTTGGTCTGCAACAAAAGCTGCTTTGTATTGATAATCCCCTAGAATAACAACAGCATGAGGAATAGTACTAGGACTAAGATAATCGTATAGCGCATCGTAAATCCTACGATAAATCCTAATAGGGTCATTATCAAGATTACCGACAATCCACTTTCTAACATTTGTAAATTCCTTTCCTTTTAATGATGCCATTAGTTCTCCAATATTCTTTTCAGAAATATTAATAAGAATACCAGCATCAATTTGACCAGTAGCAGAATATCTTTGAAGTTCATTCAAGACTCTACGCCAGTCTGGAAAGTGTTTGTTAATTAATTCAGCAACAGCCTTTGGTTCATTTTTTATATCTTCCAATACTAATATCTTTAAGATTCTTTGGAAGAACTCTTCTGCAAGTTTTACCTTGTCACTATTATTAATAGTAAAATCAATATTAGAACACCTAGAATGTAGTGGTTCAATCAATCTATTTTTATAGTTACAAGTAAGAATAAATCCACAGTTTTTATGAAACTCTTCCATAAACCCCCTAAGGGCTGGTTGAGTTGATTGTGGATTTAAATAGTCTGCCTCATCTAGGATAATATATTTTCTACCACCCTCTAGACTTACAGTTGAAGCAAAGTTTTTGATTTTAGTTCTAAGAACGTCAATACCAGATTCTTCTGAACCATTTATCATCATATAAGTAGCACCAATCTCTTCGAGCATTGCTTTTGCAACTGTGGTTTTACCCACACCAGCAGTACCAGATAATATGATATTTGGTATTGATTTACTTTTAACAAATTCCTTAAACGTATTCCTTAGATCATCTGGCAGAATACATTCGTCAATTCTAGTTGGTCGATATTTCTCGACCCACAAAAAGTTTTCCATAATATAATTTTCCTAAATTAAACTTTATAAGTTGATTCTGGTTCAAGAGCAATCCAATATTCTACCTTACTAGTTTTATTTTGGAAGTGACTAATATTCTTAGATGATACTGTAACATCATAGTTACCACTTATTAGTTTCATATTTTCTACTTTGAAATAGAAATTATATTCTGCACCCTCTGGAGCATCACAATCAACATTCATAGAATAATTATTAGCAGTATCGTTTTTCTTATCCTTTACTGTTAGTGAATTATTTTGAAGTGCCATATCTGGTGAAGAAATAACACCAGCAGCCCTTTTAAGTTGATTAATAGTATCTTCTTCTATAGAGAATGTAACATCACTTGACGGCATTGTTATCATTTTAGTTGGACTAGTTACCACACTAGGATCAGAATAGAAATATTTCAAAGATTTCTTTGGACTACCCTCTTCTGACATTATCACAAACTGGTCTTGGAAATCCAAAACTGGTACTGTGAATAAAGATAGAGCAGCAAGAAATTCATTCAAGTCATAAATGGCGACTTCTTTTGGAAATGTTTGTTCTACTTCTGCTTTTGCAACGATGTTCTTCATCGCTGACATTGTTGTAAGTGTATTACCTTCTTTGATAATCAAGTTCTGATTAATTGTAGAGAAGTTTTTTAATACATCTACAGTTTGATTACTTAGTTTCATTTTCAAGTTCCTTTTCATTATTATAAAGTGCTATTATACCATAATGTATAATCTTAAGCAAGTCATTTCTGTCCTTACCATTCTTTTTTCCGTATCGTTGTGCATATTTCAATATGTTACCAATACAAAAACCTTCACCATGTCCACCATCTATGATAAACTCTGTGGCTTGAAACTTGTCCTGCCCGTAGTGTTTAGTATAAGTAGCGTCAACATAAGTTCTAAGTTCAGCAAGAATTTTATCCTCGTTGAACTTATAATCAATATCTTTATGATATTTCAACTAAGCCCTCCTCAATGATTTAATATAATTTTCTTGGTCTTCTGGACTAGTTTTGCCCATTTTCTTTAAATGCAATTTGTCAATTACATTAACATTCGTAGAGAATGTTCTTCGTTCTCCATCCCCATAAAAAGGCATAACCGAATGGCGTAACCAATTAGGGAACAAATACATAACACCCTTTTCAGGCTTTACATATTCATCTGTAGCAGGTCTAAGAATCTTAGTGTCTGCTCTTCCATTACTTCCCCATGAGAAATAAGTGAATCCATCTACTCCACCAGAATTATTATTCAAATGGTTTTGATCTTCTGCATTTTTCTTTTCAATTGCCTCTGGAACTTTTAAATACAAAATACACGATAGTCCGAAAGGTGTAGCAACACCGTGATCGTGTAAAGGATTATAGTCGCCAGAATAACTGTGAACTGACCATGCTTCAAATGCATCTACTACTGCATCAATATCATGTCCATTTTTTAAATACGTTCTTGCACACTGGTCAATAATAGTTTTTACTTGTGATGGAATAGATCCCTCTTCTTCATCTGTAATTGGAAAGACAAGTTGTGCTGATTTACTATTTTGTTTGATTTGTCCTACAAGTCCACCAGCCAAACTATTTTTTGTAGTTGTATTACCAGCAGTTTCACCGAATTTTTCATCTTGTGTTACAATATTTTCATCAATGTATTTATTAATTTCGTCAATGGCATCACTTGGAATTTCAACTCGCATCATATGTAGAGCAAGTTTAGTTTTCATTGAAACTTTTAATCCACTATTTTGTTTTTCATGTTCTGCATCAGCATCAGCCATTGTTTCTGCATCTGCAACTGCTTTTTCTGCATCAGTGGGTACTTCTTCGTTAGAACTCCAATGTTCTTTATCTGGTGTAGCAACACCACCATCTTTAAACTCTTCTGGCGCAATGTCAAATGTTTTTAAACCCATAATATATCTCCTTGGTTTAAGTGAAAGAGGGTGGCGAACATGCCGCCACCCCAAAGTTTATTATGATTATGCTGTGTAACCTTGAGCACCGAATAGTGCAGATTGTCCAGCCGCGATTACGGCTTTACTTGGTGTACCAACTCTATAAGAAACACCTTTTGATCCTCTATTTTCATAGATCATCATACCTTCGTTTCTTAGTTTACCAACCATAGAAGCTGGTGATTGTAGGTCAAATTTAGTCCTTAGAGTTTTCCAAGTTACGTCTTTGCCTTTTGCAAAAAGATTTCTGATTTTTGCTGTCTTTGTCATTTTCTTCATGTTATACCTTTCATAGTATAGTTTTAATGTTAGAATCATATACTAACATATCTTGGGGGCTTTGTCAACCCCCAAAATTCTTTTATTTCACTTCAATTAGTCTAGGCTTCTTTTCGTCTGGAACGATTTGTTCTAGGGTAATTGATAGAAGTCCATTTTCTAATTTAGCATCACCTACTACAATATCATCTGCAAGAGTAAACTTACGATTGAACTTTCTAGATGAGATACCCTTATGTAGAGTCCACTCATCGGATTCATCATTAGTTTCTTTTACAGAACGAATTGTAAGTACACCGTCAGCAACTTCAACTTCAATATCTTTTTTATCGAAGCCTGCAAGTGCCATTTCAATATTGTATTTGAAATCTTCCACCTTCTGAATATTATAAGGTGGGAAGCCTGTAGATGATGCATTGTTTTCAATGTAATCATTCAACCTATGAAATACACGGTCAAATCCTACGGCATACGGCGTTAGTTGATTAAAATTGTCGAATAGACTTAAATTGTTTCTTACCATTGTTTTCTCCTTTTTAAAGCAAGATTAATAATGACAACCCTTTATGGCATTGTCTATAGTATATATGGGGATTAAAAATCATATTTCAACCCCCACATAATTTTTTTTGGAGCGGGCAGATGGAATTGAACCACCTTCTTCAATTTGGAAATTGACATAATACCTTTATACGATGCCCGCATTTTTCCTAGAATGATGGTTCGTCATCATCCTCTTTATCCATCTCAGCAAGTTCTGCATCAACGTCTGAATTATCTGTAGTAGAACCAACATCGATTCCACTATCTATTTTAGTGTAAAGATCCATAAAGGAGTCTTTGGTTTCATCATCAAACCTAGCAACACAAAGTTCAATAGACTTCATCTTGTCATTGAAGATGGCGAATGCCTTAACGATGTGATCTAACCTTCTGGTCGAAATCACTTCATCGACTCCACCGTCAAAGAAAGTCTTTCTGATAACCTCTGCCCACTTGACAAGATTATCTGCAAACACTTCATCTACAGTTCCATACTTTTTCATAGAACCGATAACGATCTTCTTTTCGGTCTTAGTAGTAGCATATGGTTGTTCGATAGTGATTGCAAACCTTTCTAAGAAGGCCTCGTTCAAAATGTTAGTTCCGATAAACCTACCGTCATCTGAACCTTTACCTTTAGTGTTAGCAGTTGCCATCACATTGAAACCATTTTTAGGAGTAATCCACTTGTTTACTTTTTTCAAGTAAACACCTTTACCCTCAAGAACAGGCTGAAGGGCAAGTAACTTGTTAGAACCTAAGTCACACTCATCAAGTAAAAGAGTACAACCTTTTTCCATAGCCTCAATAACAGGCCCAGGCACAAACTTAGTTTCACCATTTACCAATCTGAAACCACCAAGTAAATCATCTTCATCAGTTTCGATTGTGATGTTAACTCTGATTAACTCTTTTTTAAGTTCAGCGTGAATCTGTTCAATCATAAGAGTTTTACCGTTACCAGACAAGCCAGTAACAAAAACTGGATAGAACATACCAGATTTTACAATCTGTTTAATTGTAGAGTGATGACCCCAAGGTACAAAACCTACAAAGGCCTCTGGAACTAAATTTTGTTTTTCCATATTTGTTGCAACCAAATTAACCATAGTATTTTCTACTGGCGCAGTATTAGTCTGTACTGTTTCAGTAACATACTTTTCTTCATTAGGAAGTTTGAATTGATTGTAACCAGTTTTACACTGACCTAGAAACCAACCAGCAAGTGGTATTTCTAGTTTATCACAAATCTCTTTAACTTGCGATTTGTTCAGAATAGATCCAGCACCGAATTGTTCAGATGCACAATCAACAAACTTCTGTTTTCTTGGACTTAAATACATAATATATAACCTCTCTCAATTTTCATCATACTTATAAGCTAACACAATAATAGGGCAATGTCAAGTCTTTTTTTTAGGCCCTGATTTTACAGCGTTTTTCATTAGGCAATCATCCCAACAAACTTGTTTAATACTGGGCGATTCGCCATTTTGTTAGTAGAAGATTTCATAAATGCCCTCTTCAATTCACCAACTTTAGCGTTTGGATTTACAACTAACTCTTCTGATTCTTGCATCGCACCAGCCCCAGGCAAGATATAAAATTCATCATATCCATCCTCTGTAGAAACTACCACATTATCTTTTTTAAGAGTCTTGTAGATTTCTCTAACTTTTGCATAATCACTATATGAGGATAATCCAAACTTGTCCTCAATAACATTCTTATGAACTCTACCATTTTTTCCAGAACCAGCAACAAAGAAACCTACAATATTCATATTAGGCACTCTTTTCTTTAACAACTTGAAAAGTGAAATAGTTTGTCCATTTCTACCATTTCTATCAGTAATGATTTTAGCACCACTAATTGGATCGGTAATATGAACATCAGCACTTCTCCAACCATCAATATATTTAGAATCATTATAAGATTGACCTTCTTTATCCGTACTAACATGATAGGCAGAATCAACTCTATGACTATAACCATCAGTTAAAAATACAGAGTGTATTTTTTGAACATTATGTTTTTTCTGAAAGTCTGGAAGTATTTTCATAGCAGCAATAATAGCATGATTAAGTGGTGTACCACCTAATTGATAATAATTCATCACTCCTAAAGGATAACCTTGTCTACTCCAATTTCTATAACCTTTCCAATTTTCACCCATCATATACATGTAATGCATCATTTCATGTTGTTCTTTTTTGGACATTGAAGAACTCAAAAAGTTAAACAATTTTAATTCATCAATTTTGATATCACCAGACTTGAATACTTGTTCAAACCTTCTATCTTTAATTCGATAGGCCCTATCAGAGAAAGCGAAAACATCAAAAGGAATTTTAGTTCTCATACAAAATTCTGTAAGATTAAATAACTGTTTCATAGTACCACTCATATTCTCTTGCATTGATCCAGACCAATCCAAAAAGAAAACTAAACCGTGGTTTGTAGCCCCAGGCACATTAGTAACTTTAGCAAATAAATCCTCATTGTATTTGTAAGTATGTAACTTAGACATATCTAACGAACCAGTTTTTGCGACAGTAGCACGATTGTATTGATCTGCAGCTTTTTTCATCTCAAATTCTTTAGTAATATAAGATACTGTTTTTTTAGAACCGTCTAGAAAAGTTTTCAATTCTTGTTGAGTGTATTGAAAGAAAGTATCGTTTTGATCGTTTTTGTAAAACCCTCTTAAATCCTCTAGGATTTGAGCAGGCGTATCAATCATATCTTTGATATTATCTAACTTTGGTATCCAACAATAATTTCTATCTTGAGCATTTGTATCTATAAACTTTTTAGATGCCTGTTGATAAGCACTATCGGTAGAAGCAACGAATTTTTTACCTTCTGATTTACCACCTTCTTTACCATTAGTAACTACTTGTTCAGAACCTTTTTTATCAGATTTTTCATCATCACCATCACCACTACCATTTGAACCTTGTTCTGTCTGGTCGGTGTTCTGGTCGTCTCCAGCCCCACTCTGGTCATCAGAATCACCGTTTTCTTGGTTTTCTTCTTTACCATCAGAACTGTCTGAACTTTGTCCACTTTGTGATTCAGTGTCAGCATTACCACCAGCAGAATTACCCTCACTAGGCATCTGACTCATCTTACCGTCAGCACCAGCACCATCTTGGTCTGGATCACCTTGGGATTCTTCGTTTTGTTCAATATATTCATATAACTCTTGAGCAAGTTTTAATACTTGTTTAGGAGTCTTAGTTTCATTTGCTTTTTGAACCCACTCCATCTCTGCATCAGAAAATGGAACATCAGGCACATGTTTAAAATGAAGATTAATTCTATCAATCAAGTTCATTGATTTTAGATGTTTACCTTGGAGTTTGAAAAAATCCATTTGTAATAATTCGGTATATCCTAGATTGAAACACCTAACACCGCCTGGGTATCTAGATTGTATCATCTTTTCAATTCTAACATCTTCTAGGACATTGACAAAAGAAAAATCAATATTTTTCTTTCTAGCGGTTTCCAACATATCTAATGGAGTCCAAAATGCATGACCTACCTCATGAAGTGTAAATAAGTCTTGAACATTTTCACTCATATCTTTCCAGATAGGTAAAACCAATTCACGATTTTTAACGTCAAAAGCAGCAGTTTCTACTTTTTTATGAACCACATGAATATCTTCTTCTGCAAGAAGTTTCGCAAGTCTTGATTTATCTTTCATGGTATTTCCTCTCATCATCATATGTATAAGCTGACATACTTTTGAGGCAAAGTCAAGTCTTTTTTTCACTTTTTTTGAATTAAAAAACGCTGTAAAATCAATGGCTTACTATCACGCCCACTTGGTATTCCACTCTTTATATAGGTATTCTGCCAGATATTTGTGGCCTGATTCGTTTGGATGCGAATCACTTACTCCCATTCTATACTTTTCATCACGAATTATTGATGATGCTGTATCTCCACCAAGATCATTGAATATAGGCCAACCGACAAATGTTTCATTATTCATAGAAAGCATATAATCTGTAGTCATTAAATGATCTATTACTTTTCTCCTTTCTATCTTATAATCTTGATCCTCAAACCAAGTAAAAAATGGATTAGTTCCCACCATCTGTAAATATGGTATTTTTTCATTTTCACAAATACTTTGAATTGCATACCAATATCGTAGACTTTGATTCCACGATGTTTCAATTTGCCATATACCTAACTTTAATGTATTATCTGCAAGGTAATCAAAATCTGTTGGTGATCTTTGTTTATTATCATTGAGTTTAATTTCTAAAATAATATCTTCAAGTTGTTTTTTAAATGTATCAATTTCTTCATTTATATTTTTAAGAATGTCTTTTGTTTGTAGGCGGTTGTGCTTAATCATAGTGACCATTCTATCTACCGTTGCACCATGTAATTGTCTTTGAACTATGCCTTTATCAAGAAATGTTTTATAACGCTGTTCTAGTGACATATGTGTTTGTCTTTTATTACCAAGAGACCGTCTAGGACTCCAATGGAAAAAACCGCTGTCCGTTACTGAATTATAACCACTTAAATTTTTATTCTTATGAATTTCAAAATCAATTCTATCTGGTTCACTCCACATACAAACCACACCACCAATATTATCACCATAATTTATGACATCCACAGCTTTATTGAATATCTGTTGATTACCAGACCCAGAGTTTCCTAGATTTAAGACTTCCATATCTAAATGTTTAGCAAGATGTTCAGGCCATTTGGGCCAATCGGTGTTTGCATCTTTATAAACAGAACTTTTGAAGTTTTTATCCGTCCAACTGTCACCAATACAGACTAAAACTTGTCTATCTGATTTCCCCATGATTCCCATCCTTCTCTTTTAGTTCTTGCAAATAATTCAACATAAGGCCCATCTAATAAATCTTCAATATAATTATATATCTCATCAGGCTTTCTGGAATGTTCTCTTCTAGGACTCATGACTAATTGTTTAACCGATTTTGATTTTCTCTGTGGTTTACCCCTAGTTGCAAGCAAACACATTTCTGGATTAGCTCGTGTCCAATAACCCATGCCTGTAAACATACCTATATCTTTTTTATTTTGTTTTGCCCATGTAAACCCCACAGTTTTATATTGGAAACCCCACGCTTCAATAACTTTAAAAGCTTCTGGGAGCATTGGGTCAACACACCACATGAGTAATGCACAATCTTCATCAGCAAGATTCTGAATAGGTAACTTACAAATATCAGATATAGACATACAATTATAATGCTGTGTAGCATTACGTCCTTCCCCCTTTGAAGAGTAAGAACGAAAGTACCAAGGTGGGTCTGCATAAATTACTTTGTATTTAACTGATGTGGCTAAAGTTTCTAAGTTTTTCAAATTTTACTACATTTCTAAATTTATCTACTAGTTGATCTTGTTTGTGTGATATAATGAATACATTTTCATTTTCTAAAGTTCCTAATATTTTTAAGAACTCTTCTGTTCCAGTTCCATCTAGTGAACTATCGAATATCTCATCAAGTATTAGTAGATTAGTATTTGTTGAGTTTTTCATTTTTGCAATTGCACGCCAAGTAAAGAGTAGTGCAAGGTCTATTCGCATCTTCTCTCCTTCACTAAATGATGCATAATTAAAATCATCACGGAATCTAGACTTAATAGTTTCATTAAAGTTTTCATCTAAATTAAAGTTAACATAAAATTCCATAGATTGTAAGTAAGCATTAATTAGTTTATTCATGATAGGAAGATACTGTTTAATAATCTTAGTCTTGATTCCAGTATCTTGTAACATTGCTTTTGCAGCTTCATTATATTGTTGTTCATCTTTTAAAGATGATTGTTGTTTATCTAACTCATCTAATTTAGTTTGTAAACCGTCTAAGTTAGTTTCATCTGCTGACTTTTCGTTACTATCTAACTGTGTTAGTTCTGTTTCTAGTTTAACATTAAACTTTTCCAACTCTGATTTAGAATATCCTATAGAAGATATTTTCACATCTAACTCTCTAATATTTTGAGTATTAGTTTCTATCTCTTCTTGTCTTTTTTGAGTATTTTCCATCTCTTGTTTGAGTTGTTTCATACCATCTTCTAGTTCGTCAAGTTCTCCTTGTTTAGTAGAGAGGATTTCATCTTTAAATGCTTGAGCGATTTCTTGATCACATGTCGGACATGTTTCATTGTCTTTAAAAAAATCAACTGATTTACTATGACTTTTATGTTTCTCTACTAGAGTAGCACGAATACCCAACATCTTTTGTATTTTTTGTTCTACTTTATTTGCATCCGAAATCTGTCCTAGATATTCTTCTTTTTTAGATTTTAATTCATCAATTTCATTTTCTCTTCTACCTATTTCTTTTTTATTTTGTTCTATCTGTCTTTTCTTATCGGTTCTTAGTTTTGCTTTTTCGCTTTTACTTTCATTGATGTATTTACTAGACAGATCAAACTCTGTTTGTGTAACCTCAAACTTATGTGAAACTTCTCTAGTTTCATCTACAATATTCTTTATGTGTGTTTTTACAATCATATTCATCATCGAAAAGATTTTGATATCTAATATCTCTTCAACAACTTCTCTTCTTTTCATTGCTTTAAGTTGCATAAACGGAGCCCATGATGCACTTCCAAGAATAACTACTTGTGTGAAAGAACCATAGTTTAGTTTTAAGATTTGTTGTTCTAGTATCTTTTGATAATCTCTAGCATGCGCTTCTTGATTCACCATTACATCATCACAATAGATTTCAAACTTATTTGGTTTGATACCTCTAAATACCCTATAGTTTTTTGTTCCGATTTTAAATGTAACTTCTACTTCTGTTCCAGTACCATTAATAGAATTGATTAGTTGATTTTTACTAATCACTCTAAATGGTTTGCCAAACAAACCAAAACACAGTGCATCTAGTATTGTTGATTTACCAGCACCATTGTCACCAATAATAAGTGTTTGTGGATTTCTATCTAAGTCAATGCTAATACCAGTGTTACCAGTTGATAAAAAATTCTTCCATTTCACATTCTTAAATATAATCAAACTGGTATCCCCCTAATATCTGTCGCTGATATGTTTTCAATTTCTTCATCAAAATGTTCTTGTTCAATCTTATAACCAACATCTCTTCCATATGTAATATTCACTATATTAGGAACATCCATAATAATATAGTCGTGGTTATATACAAACCCTTCACGAAATAGTTTATCTACCAAATCATCTCTATCGTGATACTCTTCGCCAGTATCACGAATCATTATTGCAACTTGCCCAGTTTTACTATGAGCTCGTTTAAAAAGCTCTGTATGTCCGTCATGCCATGGTTGATATCGTCCAAGCATTTGGACAGTTGGTTTTTGTCGATCCATTTTGTAATCCTTACGTCATAATTAATAGGTTGTTCAAAAGTTTTATTGGTATCTTCATATATACTACTTGGAATTTTATCCATCCAGATAATTACTTCTGGATCAAATATTCGTACTGTTTCCTCTGTAGGACATATAAATGAAGAAATACTTATTGGGTTCAAACAACTAAGATTATGCATCCTAAATGCTTGTCGTATTCTTCCTTCTTCTGAAAAATCCCAATCATTATATATGTTACGAACCACATCTGCATCCCAATGTGGGATACTAAATTTTTTACCTATATGTGATGCTATCCAAGTTTTACCATTTTGTGGCAAACCCATTACTAATATTCTTCTCATATTTCTAAGTCTTGTGCTTCCGTATATAGTTGTTTCATAATATATTTTAGTTTCTTTTTATTTAAGTCAATTGACAAATCATCTACATATCTATCTAGAATTGTAAGTGTGTCTTGTGTTCCTTCTACGATTTCATCTGAAACATTACTAGCATTCAATTCAGAAAAATCTTCTACAATTTTTACTTCATGTGCATCTGCTTTTAAAAGTTTCTCCGTAAACTTATCAAATGTATATAAATCTTTTTTATTTACAACAATGAGTTTTACATACTTGTTTGCATATTGTGTAAAATCGTGGTTATCATAATTCTTCATAGAATCATCATAATATATCTTTTGAAATATTTGATGAGGATTTTCTATTCTAGTCAATTCTCTAGTTTCTGTATCAAATATATGAAACCCTTTTGGACATCCATAATCACTCCATGTCATCTGATATGGTGTTCCCAAATAAAACACTTGTCCATCATCTGATTTCTTATGAAAGTGACCAGAAAATACAGTATCAAATTTTTGAAACTCTTTCTTTTCCCAACCAGTTTCCGATACATGTCCAGCATGCATTTCAAATCCTTTAAGTTCTAAATGCGACATACAAACCGTTGCTGGTGTTTCATCAATCATACCAAATGAATATATTTCATTTGATGGATTAATCCAAGGTAACATAAGAATAGGCATACCACCAAAGTCCACAGTTTCTGCTTCTGCATACATATGAATATTTTTATAGTTAGTACCTATAAGTTCTTGCAAAGAGTTTACATCATTTGTATTTTTAAAATAGATATCGTGATTACCAACTAACATATGTAAGTTAATATCTAAAACATTAAATGGTAAAAGAAATCTTTCTCTAAAGTTTTTTGCAGTTCTATAAGAAATATACTTCCTTCTATCCATCACATCGCCGAGATGGATACAATGTTTTATATTGTGTTGTTGTAGATATGGAAAAAATATTCCTTCATAAAACTTATAAAAGTAATCATCAAAAAATATATTATCATTCCGAGCACCAAAATGAGTGTCGGTTACTAAAGCAATTTTCATACGTTAAATCTTCCTTGTATTTCTTTTTTACGATAAACTAATACAAAGGCTTCGCAGTTTGGACATGTTAAATTTGTTTCCATATCAAACTCTTCTTCATTTAAATCATCGTCAACATCTTGGTCACCACCCCATATTAACTCTGTGTGACAAAACCAGCATTTCATTCTATATCCTCTTCATCCATAAAATTTTCTAATCCAACTCTTTTACTCTCTGTTTCTTCTTTTTTCTTTTTTGGTTTATATACTGCTTCATCTGGCACCATTACATTTGGGTCAAATCCTACAACACTGTACTTTGAAGTATCACCATCAATTGTATCAAAAGGAATATATTCTTGTTTTGAAATAAGTTGATGTTTCACATGTGTTTGTTTCTTTTCTTTTGCAATTCGTCTAAGAAATGCATAGTATATAATTTGTGTAAAATATGCAAAGGGATTATTGGATTTCTCTGGATTGAAGTTGTGTAAATATTGTAAACAATTTTCAATACCGTCTGCAACCATTTCATCTTTGTATGTATAATTTATAAAGTTAGGACGATAAGACAACCCTTGTGCTATCTTTAAAAAGCACGAACCGATATAATTAGATATAGGTGGTTTATCATCTGTTTCTTCCATCTCTATACATAGTTGTTTATAATCCTTCATTGCTTGAAGAAACTTCTTATTATCTACATAGTGAGGTTTTTGTTTTTTATTCATCCTAATATATCCTTGTAGTTAGGTCTTATACTACATCAATTTGGGGCTATTGTCAAGTTTTATTTTGTTAATGAATTGTCTTTTTTCGTAGTAAATCGCCATATAAATCTTGCCACTCTTCTGTGGTGTCATACTCATCAAAAGCGTCTGATGGCATTTCATCTGCTAATAGTTGTTCTGGTGAGGGCGATTTACCCCAATCTTCTGATTTCATGTTGTCCATTTTTGCAACAACATACTCATAATATCTACCTAGTCCAATTGAGGCATCTATTCTTAACGTAACAGAATCACTTGGAATTTTATGTACAGTTTCATCTGTGAATGGTTGTAACCATCTAGATAATCCTAAAGTTTCCATAAACCCCCTTGGGCCGTGTTTGGAAAACAAATCCATTTTCATAGGGTCAGAAATCTCATAATGTTCATCGGTAGTTTTAATTAACTTACAGATTACATCTTCACCATTATTTAATTTGAAAATATGGTATTTTTCATTACTCATATAATTTTACCTTTTCTACCTTATAGTTTAATTCTTCTGTCTTGTATATATTTAGTCTCTGTTGGAAATGTCTGTATGTGAAATTTTGTCTACTTAGATATGATATATCATCTGCAATATCAAAGATTAAAACGGAATCTTTATTATCGCCCTTACGCAATCCACGGCCAATTGATTGGAGCACTCGTACCCTACTTTTAGATGGTGATGCGAACACGATGTTATGAAGATTGCGAATATTAATGCCTGTAGAAAATGTACCATAAGAAGCAATAATGATTGCGTTTTTTTCATTTTCAACAATTCCTCGTATCTCTTCTCTAGTTTTAGTTTCTGTATTACCATAAACAAAAAAAACCTTTTTATTTGAATCCTTCATCATATCATAGAGTGGTTTACCATGTTTCTCTACAAGTTGAAAAAGGATTAATGTGTTACCCTTTACGGTTTCCCCTAACCTTTTGACAAAATTGTTTCGTTTAGCATGTGAAACAATGTAGTTCATTTCTTCTTGATAATCGTATTTTTTAACTCTTTTACACTCTTCTTTATCATGCTTTAAAACTATGCAGTTAATATTTAGTTGTGAAAGTGTTCCTTTATCTATTAATTGTTTTGTGGTAGTTACTTTTTGAACTGTGCCAAATAATCCCTCTAAGATTAATTGATGAGTTTCCATACCATCCAAAGTTCCAGTAAATCCAAATCTGTATTTACATTCTGTAAGAAAAGTCATAATCTTAGTAAGACTTTTAGATTTAAACAAGTGAGCCTCATCTCCTATCACACAACCAAATTGATTAAAATAGGTTCTAGGCATCTTGTAAATTGACTGCCAAGTTGAAATAACTATAGGTAATTCTGTGTCTTTATCATGTCCAGAATATATCTTGTGAAGTTTTTTTCTATCCATTCCATAGGAAATAAAATCTCCATACATCTGTTCTACTAAAGATGTAGTTGGAACTATAATTAATATCTTCTTTTCTTGTAATAATTGATAATATCTAGTTAAGATATAAATTATGAGTGACTTGCCTGAAGCAGTAGGAGATACAAGAAAACACCTATTTTTTGATATAGCATGTTGGATAGCATCAATCTGATAGTCTCGCATTTTGATTTTTGTGGGTAATATTGAAGAGGTGAATGCTTCCACATCTCCACGAATAACATTCCGTTCATTGTCGAATCCTTCCGTTTCTAAATTAATATTATTATCTTTACAAAAACGCTTGACATACGCCATCAAGCCAGTATATAATGAACTTGTTCTTAGTTCATATAATCTTATCTTTCCATCCCATAAACGCCTTCGGTAGTGGGGCATGTATTTGGCGCCTGGCACTTCAAAAGTAAAATAGTCTTTGAGGTTGTGTTCAACATCTTCATCAACTTCACTTACTTTCATAAACACTTCATTTTTTTTGGTTAGTTTCACTTTTTCATCCACCAATAATAATTATGAGGAACTTGGGGTTTAGGATAATTTACAATATCACCTAATATTTTTAATTTGTATTTTTTTGTAACAACTTTTATAAAATTTGTTGTCCACCTTGCTCTTATAACTATATACTTTTTAGACCATTTATACACAAAATCAAAGTCTGATAATGTATCTTTATGTGTATATCTACGATCTGATTCATTTATTATGTTAGAATCATTTATATTCAAACTTCCTATACACATAACAACATCAGCACACTCTGGTTCAAAGGGAGCTTCTTTTATCGTACAGATATAGTCTGGTTCATAAACATTACCCCCAAGTACTTTGCCAGGCGATGTTCCAATTCTTCCCCATTTAGATTGATCAAAACCCACAACATTATTTACCAAACCTTTACTCCAAAAGTTACCACAACCAACATCAATAACTAAATTAGGTTTTACTTTATTAATATCATCAGCAATTATTTGTTTTAAATTATCATTAAAATGAGAGACTATTTCCATTTTGAACCTAATACCCAACCTACGAGACTTCTTCTTATTCCATTTGTAATTGGACGAACTCTATGCCACTGGTCAGATTTAAAGAAAAGTGCTGTATCTGGTAATGAATGAAATGTTTCATATCTATCTTTAACAGCAGGCGAGTATATTTCTAAATCAAACTCTCCACCTTCAAAAGTGTCATTTAAAAAAACAGAGAATGACATTTTTCTTACCCTACCATCTTTATATGGTTCTGTGTGAGCATCTTGATGCCAACCATATTCACCACCTATAGGATATTCTCCATATTGTAATGGTTCTATTGCATCTATATCAAATCCCCAACCTACTTCTTGATTAACTTTTTTAGCAATCTGTAAAAAGTGTTCTCGTATATCTGCATCTTCTATAAAAGAAACATAGGAGTCTCTTTTAATTTTTCCAGTTTGATTATGAGTTTGAGCTGCTTTTGCACCCCTAACTCTATCCATAGTCATGGTTATTAAATATTGTGGTATTTCTCTAGTTATATAAGGCCATCCGTAAGACATTACATTCCATGCTCCCATTGTCTAAATGCAATAGCGTTTTTAATATCCCACCCTCTACCTTGGATAGATTTTAAAACACCATCAATATATTTGACAATTGTTTCAAGGTACATAATTTTATGTTCCATTTGAATGATATCTTCATCGGATTCTATGTATATTGATAAGTCTGTTTTTAATACTTTTAAATCAAACGGTTTTGTTGCATAAATTTTTGCATCAGCTTTACCACCGTAATATTCCCACTTATCTCTGTAAATAACTTTATACTCTCCTTTTGCTTTGTACAAAAGTAATTCGTATCTAGTTTTGTGGTCTAGATATTTTGCATAAAGTTCTTGGTTTTTGAGAGATTCGGTATCTAACTTTTCATCATTTACTACCAAGTCATTTGCGACTTGAATCTTCAATTCATCTAGTGTCATAATATATCCTTTGTTAATACTATTTATATCTTATTAATAGTATATATTTTATATCTAAAACTTACGTCTGCTGTTAAATTTTCTACATCCGTTGCTTGTTGTGTGAATGATAATGCACCTACCGATACTGGAAAAATATCTTCAAATCGTACTTCAACAATTGGATTATTTTTGTTTGATAATATAGTTAGTGTTGCATCAGAATACATTGATCTGTCAGCAACGGCACTCCCAACTTGGTCAACCGATACAGTTCTAGCATCACTTGGTGTTACAGAGGTATTATTTCTAAAAAATGAAAATTGACTTCTTTGTTGTGGAAAACCAATTCCAGTTAACCATCCATGTATTTCTCTATAATTTTCTAATTCTTCATCAACAATAAAAGTAATATCTAAATTACCATATGTAATATTTGTGCCTGGGATTGGTATATCTTTAAATGGTGTAGGTATAACTGCCTCCCCCAAAGTCAAGTCTGGAACAGATACCGCTGTAGTATTAAATTGCACTTTTGGAAGTTGCAATATATTAAAAGCAAATTGTGTAGGACTTGCATAGTCCAAATTTGTTGGTTGTCTTGACAACGGATTATTATCTACCACTACAAACTCCTTACAGTTATATCTTTATTTATAACGCTAAAAAAAAGGGGGAGCGAACCCCCCCTTTAGTATTCTTTTTAAATATTACATTAAGTTTGAAACTTTAACTTTTCTGTAGTACTTATTAGTTGCAGAACTGATACTAATTGCACCGTTAGCAGCCGCAGCAACTGTTCCAGTGTGGAACGGATTAGCAGCGATACCGTATCTAGTTTTGAAACCAATTTTCGGTTGGAATGTGTTCTCACCAACTGCACGAACCATTTGTAGTGGAACGTATGGGCAATAGAACATACCAGCGTCATAAGGTGATGTACCTTT